GAGGATTCCGGCAGACCTGCCCTCAGGTCTGAGATACTCCAAACTCATAACGCTGGGTAAGGAAGGTGGGCAGCAGCAAACGATAAAATCGTCGGTTGCAGCGAACATCGGCTCCGCAAGGAACCAACCGTTCACGCTCACCCCCCGCATCATGAGTAACAACCAGATCATCCCTGTACGGAATCGCGAAGAGGTCTTCCAAACGGAAGCGCTTCTTCAACGATTCATACAGGTGAGAAGAGGGTCTCGCAGTAGGGTAGACTTCGATCAATTTCGCCTGACGGCGTTTTAGATCTTTGGCTACAGTGCCGATAGAGAGAGTGAGCATGTCCCCCTTCGCGACAGGGACGACGCCCCAGGATCGTAACATACGACCGTGGAGCGCCTCCGCATCGCGAACGAGTTCAGCCCAGTTGCCAATCACGGGAACGTGATCGGCAGGTAGCCCGCCCTCATACCAGATAACGCGAGACGCCGGGATGTCGCCAAGGGCACAACCTCTAATGAGGTCGGAGCCTTCGGCGGCAGACTCGAGCGCGTACGCGCCACCAAGGTCTGAGGCGAGCAACAGCTCTCCATCAGCTTCTTTCATCGCCCTCAAGGGGAGATCCTTTGAGGCGAGGATGCTTGCGAGCTTCCTGGATTTCGCAGTAAATCGCGTGATCCAGGGCAGCTCGGCGCCCCCAAGAATCCTAGGAGCCGCAGCATCTATGCCAGCACGATAAAGATCGTGGGCCAGATGCGGCCTGATCATCCCTGTCAAACGACGGAGACGAAGCAGGACGCGGTTCTTATGACGTTTGGGAACGCCCTCCAGCGCCTGCGTCAAAGCAGGGCCGATGGAGTGCCAGCAAAGCGTCCTCGTGTTACTAAGACGGAACACCTTCGCCGGAATAACCGGAAAAGGCACGACGTGCTTAGAAAACCGCGAATGAACCTTCGAATTACGAGACCCCGGAAGTGGATAAGGATCGTCTAAGTCGTCGACGCGTGTCGACAGCTTGAACGCTCGCTCCGCAAAGACCCCGGCATCTGGTGCTTGAAATGATTTAGTGCGATTCACGCGGAAACCCACGGACTCGCAATATTTCACATAAGCATCGGTGTCGGACTTTGAGAAGTTCGCGATCAAGTCGTCGCCACACACCCTGAACTTTGGTAATGCTTCCTTGAGCGGCCTTCCGCGACAGGCGCAAAACGAATTCAATAGACACAAGGCGAACCAAGTTAGAGGGCCACCCATCATGATACCTCGTTTGTTTGACCAACCGTCAAACTCGTGAGGGCCGAAAAGGCTAGGTATGCGCTCGAGTAGACCAGTGGGTAAACCCCATTCGTCAAACACGGCAGTACACATAGCGATCGCGGCATCGTGGTGGAGGTAGTCAGTGGCGTTTGTAAGGTCACCCGAACAGACACCATGGACTACCACGCCCTCAAACACTTCCTTGAGAGAGCCCAAGACGTCGCCGCGAAGGACCGCGGCGGTTGCTGGGAAGCGCTTAAGAGCACCGAAGGCCATCATGCGAAGGTATTGCCCAAAGGCAATCTCCCGCATGGGGTGGCAAGTCACGACGCGGGCCTTACATCCCGCTGCCTTGACGACCACCCGCCGACATTGGAACCTCGTCCCTACGTCAAAGGATGCGAGAGAAGCGAACTTCTCCGCGTCCCGCAGTAGGGCGTCGGCCACAATGGAAGCAGTCTCGTCAGGTGGAGGTCCGAGGAGGGTTGAACGGACATCAGGGTCCAGAATACAGTACGGCATCCGTATCAGTTCTGGCTCCTGAGGCCCATACATATCCCATTCTTCTTCCCACTTGGCGAGAGCTCCGAGCTGTCCCCCCTCTGCCCTAGAGGCCTCGAAACAGGCACCTGGTCCCAACCAGGGTCTGAATAAAGGATCAGAAGGGCGATACTTATGAGCAAAAGCGTGCCCGAAGGCACGGATCTGCTTGAGTATCAAAGGGGACGTCACGGACGCCTCGTTAACAGACTCTAAAGCGACACGGTGGTCGGCCAGTGCTTTATCGCACTGCTCGACCAGCGCAGGAGGCAACGCTCTGGCAAGAGCTGCAACCTGTGCAAGTTCGACGCGACTATTACCGAAACCGAATCTGCGAAGCAGGTGGTTGTAAGACCGCACTGGCTTCACTCCGAAGGAACGACATCTCGCAAACAACGAGATAGCCTTAACCTCAGAGACTAATGCAGACCACGATCGCGATGACCAAACGGTTAACACCCATTGGGTCATAGAACGTAGCGCGCGAACTTCCTTCTCTCTAATCTTCTCAGGTAGAGAGGTTAGGGAGAGAACCGAAAAGAATGCCAACATAGTTGACAGAATCGATTCGTTCTCTTCCAAACTACTATACCGGATTTTCTGGTTGTATATTTGGTTACCTTCCGAACAGGATCGCAAAATAGATTTTGCATCATGTTTAGTCGGTCTAACTCCCAACAGAGTTAGGAAGCCACGGAGTGACTGCCTAAGGCCGTCGCGAGGCTTATCGCCACGCTTTTGCCGTCTTTTTCGGTTGAAAGCTACGCTGGAGACTCGCGCCGGATCCTTGCCAGGGACCCAGGGACGAAGGGATAGTATCCCC